ACGTTGACCGTCGCTAGTGGCACAGGACAGATTTCATTAGAGATCAAAGACGATAAGGTACGAGAAGGTGACGAAAAATTCCAAATCGTTATCACAGATTCTCTTGGGTTTATTGTGGGCACCAGTCCTGAGATTACGATCGAAGACACCTCAGTACCAACCTATACAATTGCGGCGTATGACCAGCTAAACAGCACAGCGGGTGGGGCAATCACCACGATTGATGAGGACGACAACCTCAACCTATTGATCACGGCTGATTCTCGTATGACTGAGACGCTCTATGTCGAGTTGATCGATGTTGATGCGGGAGCCACCACGCTCTTTGACAATACTCAGCTAACGATCGATGCCGTTGACGGTCAGAACTGGCTCCAGTTTACCTTGAGCGGTGACGACGGTACTGCACAGGGCGATCGAGACTTTAAAGTCATTCTTTGGGAGCAAGGATTCCCTGTTACTGAAGGTTCTGCATTGGCTGAGTTGACCGTGACACTGACAGATCCTACTGAAGTAAGTTGGAATCTGGCAGTAGATGACGACACGCCTAACGAGAATCAGTTGCTCACCTTTACGATCTCAGGCTCTAACATTCCCGACGGCACCTACTACTATGCACTTGAGGAGATGGCTACTGCTTTTGTTACCTCATCCAGTAGTGGGACAATTGTTCCTGCGGACCCCACTACAGGTCGAGGAACGATATCTCTGTTTATGGAAGAATCCGTATTGAGTGGTGGTGTCTCAAACATTAGTAGTAACCCAAATGGCGGCAACAACTATCTCATGACCATAAGCAACACCGTATTTTCGGGTCAATGGCTTCACTTCATGCCACAGCCGTACTACGACTACTTCTCACCCAAAACTTCACCGATTGGCACCGTGTCGGTATCTAACAACAGTGGCACATTCCAAGTGCAGTTGGACGAAGCGTCCGAACTATCGGATCGTGCGTTCACCATGGCGATATACAAGGGTCTTGGTGTACCAAACCCCCCCGCTGAACAGTTGGACGGCGAAGCATACGTAAGACGTCAGTTTACGGTACAGAACACCACGTCTGGTTTGCCAGTCAACTTCACCATAAACGATCTGTTCTTTGATGACTTGGATTTAATCGTATTTACGGGGGGATCTGCGGTGTCATTCGCTGAAATCAAGTTCAAGACAGATGGCAAGATCTATCGAACGGGAACAGGTGCGGGTGAACCATCACAGACTGGGGAATACGTAGCGGATAATGGGTTAGCAAGATGGCTTAATGGAACCGCGACAAGTGGTCAATATGAGGTGTTTTTCAGCGCAGTGTCAGGCACACAAGTACCGAATATTCCGTTCGTCGTTGACGGAAACCTTGGTGTGTGGACCGACATTAACACTGCCGAAGATGCTTACCTATCGTTGTACGTCGCATCTTCTAGCAATGCCAATAACCAACTTGAGTTTAACGTCACTATTCGAGAAAAAGCGAACCCATCTAACATTGCCACCAAGACATTCGCTTCTATAAGTAATGGTGGTACGGGTGGCGGCTTGTTTGTCTCAGTATTTGATACATCTCCCGACGACGGGAACCCCGGCGCACTTGAGTAAGGTGATATATGAGCGACGATAACAACAAGAACATCAAAGAAGACTATGAGACCTCTCGCGATACCTATCTCGAATTGATGGAGACAGGTAAGCGAGGGTTAGATCTCATGGTTGAGGTAGCGCGTGAGTCAGAGCACCCTCGTGCCTTTGAGGTTCTTTCGGGCATGATCAAGAACGTTGCCGATGTGACTGACAAGCTCATGGACCTTAACAAGAAGAACAAAGACATCGTGACGGACCCCAAGACTAAGAATCTTGAAGGTGTCACCAACAACAATGTTTTCATTGGCTCTGCCAGTGATCTACAACGAATGCTACAAGAAAATAATGAAGAAAAGGTGATTGAGCATGATGATGAGCATGACCCAGAACAAACCAGCTAGTCAGGGATACTCATACAATCCCCTAGTTAAGAAGGACGGGGTTGACCACAACTGGACTGAGCACGAGATCCACGAATACGCCAAGTGCATGAAAGACCCGACGTATTTCGCTCGTAACTACATCAAGATCATCTCGTTGGATAAGGGTTTAGTGCCCTTTAATCTCTATGACTATCAGAACGAGATGTTCAATCACTTCAATGACAATCGTTTTTCGGTTGTATTGGCGTGTCGCCAGAGCGGTAAGTCAATTTCATCGGTTGTGTACATCCTCTGGTATGCCATTTTTCACCCTGAAAAGACGGTTGCTATCCTTGCTAACAAAGGTGCGACGGCGGGAGAGATGCTTTCACGAGTGACCCTTGCCCTAGAGAATCTGCCGTTCTTTCTACAGCCCGGCTGTAAAGCACTCAACAAACGCTCCATCGAATTCAGCAACAACTCCAAGATATTGGCGGCGGCTACATCGGGTAGCTCGATTCGAGGCTTATCGGTCAACCTTCTATTCCTTGATGAGTTTGCATTCGTTGAGAGAGCGGCTGAATTCTACACCTCAACCTATCCCGTAATTTCGGCAGGTAAGGACACCAAGGTCATCATTACGTCCACCGCCAACGGTATTGGTAACACCTTCCATAAGATCTGGGAGGGAGCCAAACAGAAAACCAATCAGTATCACGCCTTTGAGGTCAATTGGTGGGACGTACCCGGTCGTGACGAACAGTGGAAAGCACAAACAATTGCTAATACCTCCCAACTACAGTTCGATCAGGAATTCGGAAACACCTTCTTCGGAACAGGGGACACCCTGATAAACGCAGAGACTCTTTTGAGTCTGCGAGCAAAAGACCCCAAGTCATACCACGAAGGTGGTGACCTATTGGTCTATGAAGAGACGATACCTGATCACGCATATATCATGACCGTTGACGTATCGAAGGGTAGAGGGCAGGACTATTCGACTTTTACTCTTATCGACGTTAGCACATCACCGTTTGAACAGGTGGCTGTATATCGCTGTAACACTATATCGCCCTTGCTCTTTCCCGATATTATCTATAAGTATGCGAAAGTCTATAACAACGCTTATGTGGTTATTGAGGCAAATGATCAAGGCTCTTTGGTTACCAACGGTTTGTACATGGAACTTGAGTATGAGGAGATGCACCTAGAGAATGCGCGTAAGGGTAAGATGGGCATTGAGATGACTCGTAAGTCCAAGCGCATTGGTTGTTCAGGTATTAAAGATCTGGTCGAGAATGGTAAGCTCGTGCTCCATGATGAGAACACTATCTTAGAGTGTTCGACCTTTGTGGCACGGGGACAATCCTACGAAGCCAGCGAAGGAAACCATGACGACCTAATGATGAATCTCGTTATGTTCGGCTACTTTGCGGTGGGGGATTTCTTCCAAGAACTCACTGACATCAACCTCAAGGAGATGATGTTCCAGAACCGTATGCGAGAGATTGAGGCAGACGTAGTCCCCTTTGGATATCACGACGATGGCTCTGATCACATGGCCGCGCTGGATGCGCGAGAAGAGATGAAGGATAAAGGTTGGCACATTCCCAATGAAGAATGGGATGGCTGGTAATGCACAATTACTACACCAAAGAAATTGTCGCTGAAGAGAACAGGGCAAGTATTTGGGATGCCTACAACGGGGTCGAACCCGCATGGTCACATCAAGATTGGAACCTCTTTCATTTAGAAAAGAGGACTATGGGTCAATCCTATTGGAAAAAATGGCAGGGCATCCATGATATTGATCGCTATATGTGGCGCAAGTATCAGGTAAGGACTCATGTACATTACTTTCTAAAGTACGTGCCCAACTCCTTCACTCGACTCCACCAAGACAATAAGGAAACCGTGGCCAAGACGGTGATTACCTTTGTGGATCAAAGTGAGGATTTGCTTGGGGGAGATACCCTGATCTTCGACAAGCACTACAACCAACCGCCTCCTCTTGGTTCCGTATCCAAGGGGAAAGACTCCAATCGAGTGGATGTTATCCCCACAACTATTAAAGTCCCCAACTTCACAAGCCTAGTCTATGACTGGAATGTCCCTCATGGCGTCACTAGAGTCTTTGAAGGTCACCGAATTGTCCTTGTTAGCTGGTATGTACCAAGCTAGGAACTGCGAAATCATAAATAAAAGGATTGAAGCAGTTCACCGTATTATGCACTCCGTATACATGTTAACAATAAAAGGACACGACTATGGCAATCCTACCATCTGAGTCTCCTGCGATTACAATCCGAGAGGTCGATCTGTCAGGCATAGTTCCTGCGGTAACATCGTCTACTGGAGCGTTAGCAGGTGATTTTAATTGGGGTCCAGTCGATCAGCCCGTTCTCGTCGGAAACGAAGGAGAATTGGTCAGCGTTTTTGGATCTCCCACACTGGTTGTAGATAGCAACAATCTCGATTTTCTATCTGCGGCTACTTTCTTACGTTACTCAACCTCATGTCAGGTTGTCCGTACTATCGACCCAGCCGTTCACCTGAACGCAATCGATTCGGACACACCTACTGGCATACTGGTACGTAACTCCACTGAATGGGCTGAGGACCAAGCTGGTCGCGACCCATCTGTCCAAGGCAATGCCCGATTTGCCGCCAAGTACCCCGGCCTCGCAGGTAACTCTTTAGAAGTTTCTGTATGTCCGTGGTCAGCAAGTGGTGATAGTGCATTCGACAACTGGGCTTACGCAAGTTCATTTGACGGTGCTCCCAGCACTTCACAGTGGGTTACAACTCGTTCGGCTGACTCTTCTACTGCACACGACGAAGTACACATTGCTATCGTTGATGCGGGTGGTCGATTCACTGGAACTCCCGGTACTGTTTTGGAAACGTTCCCCTACTGCTCTCTTGCACCCGATGCAAAAGACGCAACTGGTTCTAGCATCTTTGCTCTTGATGTCATCAACAACAAGTCATCATATATGTGGGCAAATGGTGTAGCTCCAACTGGCAAGCCTGTTGATGTAAACGCAGACGACTTCACTACAAGTACAGTGACTGATCGTAGTGTTTACACCAAGCAACTGGCTGGTGGTGCTCAATCAGCGGTGGCGTTAGCCCAATCGAACTACTTGGACTCATTAAAGGGTGCATTCGACGATCCCGACACTACTCAGGTTGATATGATCATATTGCCCAGCCTTGCGACAGCAAGCGAACAGCAATCATTGGTCACCAGTGTCGTTTCCGATATTGCTAACGTAAGAAAAGACTGTGTTGTTGTGACTTCACCTAACCGTGAAGCTGTTGTGGATATTCAATCTGCGACGACAATCACAACCAACATTACAGCCTTTAACCAACTGCCAAACTCGTCTTACCTTGTTGTTGACAACAACTTCCTCAAGGTCTTTGACAAGTACAACGACAAGTACGTGTACATCCCTGCCGCCGCTGGCACCGCAGGTGTAATGGCCGCTACTGATAACGTTGCCGCCCCTTGGTTCTCACCAGCGGGTACTCGACGTGGTCAATACTTTGGTGCTTCTGCTCTTGCATGGAGTCCTTCAAAGTCACAGCGCGACACGTTGTACAAACAGGGTATAAACCCAATCGTGAACTTGCCCGGACAAGGCATCGTCCTCTTCGGTGACAAGACTCACTTGGCGCGACCATCTGCATTTGACCGAATCAACGTTCGTCGATTGTTCCTCGTTATGGAGCGAGCAATTAAGACAGCGGCTGAAGGCGTCATGTTTGAATTCAACGATGAGTTCACCCGTGCAGAGTTCGTAAACATCGTCGAGCCTTTCCTACGAGAAATCAAAGGACGAAGAGGCATTACTGACTTCCGCGTTGTATGTGATGAAACAAACAACACGGCAGACGTAATCGACACCAATCAATTCAGGGCTGATATCTTTGTCAAACCTGCACGATCTATCAACTACGTAACTCTCAGTTTCGTAGCGGTTCGTACAGGCGTTGACTTCGAAGAAGTCGTTGGATTGGCATAAACCGCAGGGAGATAAGAAATGGCTATTCTAGGAGTAGATGACTTCAAGGCTAAGTTACGCGGTGGTGGTGCCAGAGCTAACCTGTTCAAAGCAACAATCAACTTCCCAGCTTATGCGGCTGGGGATGTTGAGTTGACTTCCTTCATGTGTAGATCGGCACAGCTTCCTCAATCGGTCGTTGAACCTGTAGCAATCCCCTTTCGGGGACGACAGTTAAACGTCGGAGGTGATCGTACCTTTGAACCATGGACAGTGACCATTCTGAATGACACTGGGTTTGA